AAACGACTCTATAGGCTTGACATAGGTGTCAACTTCTTTAATGAAGTCTGCTAACTCAAATACGCCATCTACTGAACCACCACCAGAATTGAAGTTAAGCAAAATACTTTCCACTTCTTCGTCGTTGGCAGCGTCAGTAACTGCTCTACGAATTTCCGGATAAGAGACCATTCCAAAATATCGATTCATCCAAGAATCATTATTTGTCATAGATCCAGAAATATTAATTACCCCGATACCTTCATGAATTTCGAGCAAATAACTTTTTTCATCTTCTTCGTCATCATGCATGTTCATTTCGGTTTTTGTGGCATTTTCTATCGATAATCTGAAAGTATTTCCCAAACCTTCGACAGAAACTGAGTCTCTGGCCATCTCAGTTGCATCAACTAAAACCTGTAAATCTCTGTCTGAACCAAACCATGCAGTCTGGGGAATCCAGTTGAAATTGCTCATGGTCTCTCCTCGTTGTCTTCCCCACCAGCCGAAGTTGGTTGGTCTGATTGTGTGTTTCGACCCATAGGATCGTCATTTGGTGTCGGGTTACCGACCTGATTTTGTTGCATGAATAATGTCCCAGAAAGATCCGGTGCGCCTTCAGCGCGAGGGAACGATCCAAGCATCCAAGAAGCTTCGTCATCAGTTACATAACCCATACTTAACTGCTGCATAATTCGATTTTGTTTCATGGTGAAAAATGCTTCTAGTTCGTGAGCTGGTCGCATATCAATCGCATTAAATTTGAACTCTACATAACCTTCAAAACCTAAAAGTCTCAATGATAAAGTTAATGCACGACTCATAACAGCTTCCACTGGAACCTGAGGTGAACGGGCAGTCTTTAAGAATATGAGCGTTTCAGTATTACTGAGAGATTGGCTTCCTTCTAATCGTAAACCTAAAACAGAAGG